TTCAAGCCTCTTTCATCAGTAGATAAACGAAGCGTTCCGTTTGTTGTTCTAGCTAAAGGAAGTCCATCGTGATTGATAAGGAATCGAACATCATCCTCTAAGCGACCATCAAAAGCACCTTCTGCAATAATCTCTCTGAATCCACCAAGCTCGTTTGAAAGAGTGTTGAACACGCTTCCGTAACCAACAACAACATTATCATCTCCTTCTTGTCTAAGCTCTAAATCTTGAACATTGAAAGTTCTTATTTCAGCGTTTGGGTTTGAACGAGAGTAGATAGTTTCTTTTTCATCTTCATCGTGTCCTTCGATGTGGTCGCTTTCTTCCATTGGAGTTTCCTCTATCATATCATCTTCCATAGGAACATCTTTTTCAGACTTACCATAATAAACAATGATTGATTCATCTGTTTCCTCAATCTTTTGAATGTGTCTTTCTTCTTTCATAATTACAAGTTTGTTTTCTTCCATTTCCAACTTTACTGGATGGTTTTCAGGAAGCAAATCAGTATCGTGTTTTCCACCTTGAAATCTTCCTTTTTCAAGTGCGAAAAGAAAAGAGTTCACTCTAGCGTATCCCCATTGTTCTGGGCTTCCTACATTTGGTCTAACGCTTTCTGGATTGGTTTTGTATGCTCCAATCCCTCTTTCCATTACTTCAATTAAAGTATTCAGATTGACTCTTGGATTCCAGTCAACATCTAAATCCTTTACTTCTTCGTTGTGTTCTTCAACTTTATTTTCAAGGGCTTTCATCACAGTTTCGTTCAACTGCTTTTCTTCTTTTTTACCCTCTAGCTTTTTTGTCATTTCTAAAATAACATCCTTCATTCCTTGCTCTCCTAGCACTCCAATAGCTCCCCATTTCATTTGTGCTACAACACCACCGATGTTTGATAAGTTCGGCTCTGTGTCCCCTTCAAACTGTTTTCCATCTTCAAAGTGTCTAGCAACCCACGCTTCTCTTTCTTTTATCCACTCTAAAACAGAAGGACTTTCATCTCCATCTTTTGCTCTTTCCCACAGCTTGAAAGCTTCATTCCCTCTTATATTTCCTCCAGCTTTCCAAATCTCTGGAGTTTGTTCTTTTACATTAGAAGCGAAATCAAAATCAAACTGCGGATGATTTGAGTTTCTAAGACTAATCTTTTTATCCTCTCCTTTTGTTGGAAAATTAGTCATTGCTTTCTTCTGTTGTTCCTATCGGTGCAAAGTTCAATGGGAAATAGTGAACATCGCCTTCATCTCCGATTCTATTTAGTTGTTCGGCTTGTCTTACCTCGTTAATTGACAATGCTCCTATTTGCATCATCTCACGATAATAAGTAGCTCTTGCATTGCTATCTCCTCTCAATAATCCTTTTGTGTCAAACTTTACTTCATACTCTCCAAACTCATTCTCTCTGAAAAGTTTTATGTTCATCTCTTGCTCTAATTGTACTAAGTAAGGTGTCAAAGTAAAGCGAACAAAGTCAGTTGATAGTTGTTCTATTGAGTTATGATTTGCAGACTTCTCAAGGTGTCCTATCAATGAAAGTGGAGTTCTAAAAATCCTAGCTATTTCTTCAACTTGAAATTGTCTTGATTGTAGCAACTGCTTGTCATTTGCGCTTATTGAAATCGGTTTGAAGTCCATTCCTTGCTCTAAGATTGCGGTCTTGTTTGAATTGTAAGGACCTTGATGTCTTGAGTTCCAAGAGTTTCTTAATCGTTGTATTTGTTCATCAGTCAACTTGTGGTCTGTTTTTAAGACTCCAGCTACTTGAGCGGATTGTCCAAAGTATGTTGCTGCTGTTATATTAGCACCTAAAGACAGACCTATTGTGTCTTGTTGCATTTTAAGAACTGACTTTCCTTTTTTACCATCAAAGCCAGTACCCATAAAGTGAAGAATATCAGTTTGTGGAATCGGTTGTTCAAAGTCAGCGTGTTGATAGAATAGATTACCCTCAAAAGGAATAACATCTACCTTGTCTGGATTTAGATAAATCAACGCTGTTGGTCGTGCGCTTCCATCTCTTTCGATTAAGAAATAGCAATTCCCCTCAAGTAACAAGTTTGTCATTGCTACCGAAAAGAAGTTGTAAGTCGTTTGATATTGGTTTGGTCTTTGAATCAGTTTAGATACTGGATGCGCTTTGTCCATTTTCCTATCTCCATCTTCTTCAACTCTATAAGTGTGGATAGGTAGTGAACCTATTGACTCAGAGATAACACGAACACAAGCTAGAACAGCCGAGAAAGAAAGTGCAGAGTTTTTGTCAACAGCAACTCCAGCATTTGCGCCAAATGATGGAGAGTTGACTTTAAGAAAAGTGTTTCCGTTATCTCTTTTCTCGAAACGGAGGAAATCTAATAATCCCATAAGTTTAAACTATACTACAAATATACAAAACACTTCCCTAAATAAATACGAAACCTCTGTCATCGTATGGGTTTTCTTCTGTAGTATTTCCGTTCATATAAGAACCTAAAGACATAACAAGTGCAATCATCCCATCTATCTTTTCACTAGACTTTGCTTTATCCATTTTAATATTTCCAGCAGGGTCAGTTTTCATTGCTAAATTTGAACACATCCAACGAAGCACTTTGTTTCCTCCGTGATTCAATTCCTTAGCAAGAACAATCTTTTCAAGTTCTTTTGTAGGTGCGCTCATTGAAGCAAACCCTTGTCCGAATGGAATCATCGGAAGTCCATCGTTTACCAAGTCAATCACCAATTGTGAGGAGTTCCATCTATCGTAAGCAATCTCTTGAATGTTTACAACCTCAGCAATTTCTTTGATTCGTTCTTTAATGTAATTGTAATCAGTAACATCTCCTTCGGTTAGTTCCATAAGATTCTCCTTTTCCCAACCAATATAATCAACTCCATCTCTTCTACTTCTTACAAATGCAGTTTCTTTTGGTGTCCAGAAGTAAGGTAAACACACTAGCTTCTCATCTATTTCTGCTAACAAAACAAGACAACTAACATCTCGAACACTAGCTAAGTCAAGACCACACCAAACTCGTTGTCCTTTGAATTGATCAATTGTAACTTCTTCAAAATTGCACTCCATCCATTGCACATCGCTCAACCATTTAGAAGCTGAACTCATCCATTGATTGAGATGCAGCATTCGGAATGTGTTTTCATAGCTTGGCATTTTCACAGCTTTTTCTTGTTCTCTTTTTAGATAGTCAAGTTTAACGACACCACTTTCTAAAGCTGGGTTGGCTAACCTCAATGCTTTTTCACTATCCCAATCAACATCCATAGGACAAGCAAACTTCACATAGTAAAAACTCGAATCTTCAATCACACCTTCTGACACTTTGCGACCATATTCCTCAGTCTTGAAACAAATACTTTCTCTGTTATATCCAGCAGTAGTGATAGCTATTGTCAAAGGCTGCCTTCTAGCACCTACCGAAGTTGTAAGCGCATCCCAAAGTTGTGCATCTTTCTGAACAAAGAACTCATCCATACAAACAAAACTTGCGTTGTATCCAAACTTGGAACTTGCTTCCGCACTAATTGCCTTGAATGCTGAATTGCTCTTTTCGTGAATTACAGAACTCTTAAATACTTTCAAATTGTTATTGAGTTGACTATCTGATCTAACCATTGAACTTGCAACATCAAAGATGATACCAGCTTGCTGTCGATCACCAGCAGCAACATAGCATTCGGCACTAGGTTCACCATCAGCGCAAAGCATATACAAAGCGATTGCAGAAATAAGAGTTGACTTTCCGTTCTTTCTAGGAAGGCAAATGTAAGCTGTTCTAAATCTTCTAAGGTTTGTTTCTTTGTATTTCCAACCGAACAAATCTCGAACAATCTTTTTCTGGAATGGTTCTAGTAAAAATGGCTGTCCGCCCTTCTCTCCTTTGATGTGTTTGATGTGTCTTTCAACAAAAGCCACCACCCTATCAGCAGCAGCTTCATCAAAATAAAAAGTATCACATTCCTTGAGTTCCATTATCCAAAGAAATTAAAGTCATCAGTTTTTTCTTCTTCTTGGTCTGGCATACTAAGCGAAGCTCTTGAACTCGGAGTGAATCCAAATTGCGTAGCAATTTTCATTGCATTTGCCAAAGCTGCTTGAGCAATCTTGTATTGTGGAGCAATCTTAGATGCTCTTAATTTGCCATCTTTGTCGTAAGTCCTTTCGGTGAACTTGCCGCCCATCTCATACATTATTCGGTGATAAGTACCAATCTCAAAACAGTAGGCGGATAAAATAGATAGATCAACAATGTGAAGCATTTTGATTTTTGAAAGTTCGCTAGTTGTAACATCCCATTCCTTTTGAGCAAACTCATCAAAATAACTTGGTGCTGCTGGCAACTCAACAACCTCAGTAACTTGCATCTCGTTGGCGATTTGTCGACAAGGTTGAAGAGTACCTTGCAGCTCTTTTATTTTTGTTGGTTTCTTTGGTCTTGCCATATATCTACATCTAGTTCCCCACTAAATAGCTATAGTTATGCATATCAAAAATAGGTGG